TTATCTAATCCATCGTACCCATCTATTTTACCATCCTCTAAAACGGCTAACGCTACAACTTCTAGTTGCTTGTAGGTCTTAGGAAATGCTTGCTTTAATTTTTGAATTAGTTCCTGAGATTTTACTCTAACGTAATAAAAGGTAACGTTATTACTGTAGTAGTAGTCATTAAAATGGTCGGGTGCTTTGTATGTAGTACACCATGCTGAGTCTTTTCCACCTTCTTCACAGTCTCTAAAAGCAAATTTTGATAGACCTAATTTACGGGAAGCCTCATGAGTGTGCGGACAAATAATAAGTAAGTTGGAATTATCTACTATAGTCTCGTAATCGTTTTCCAATTCTTTTACAGATATTCCTTGCCCTGAATTGTTCACTTTTGAAACCTCTGATTTTAATTCTTCAAAACTTTTGAATTGATTTATATCTTTGACGCTCATTTTTCCTTTATTGAAAAAGGTATTAAACTCTTCTACTGTATTTCTTAGATCGTCTATGTCGGGCCTGTCTTTTATGAAGATTTTAGCCATCCAACCAACGTATTTTTTTTGTTTAGTGGGATCAGCATTCAATAAAGCTTCTAGATCTTCTTTGGATATTTTACCCTGTTCTAAATAGCCTTTCGCCTGTTTAGCATTTTCTCGTATTAAACGAATATGCTTTCTTAATGGCTTATGAGATTTAATATTCATGGTATGCGAATTATACTTTTTTTATTTTTTCTTCTTTGACTTCGAAGCTTTTTTCCAAAGACCTTTGTCAGCTTTTCTCGCTCCGCCTTTTCCAGTAACGAATGAATTTACTCTTGCCATTGCCCATTGGTGCTGACTAACTCCAGGTCTGTGTCCAGTTTTCCACGCCGCTAAACCTTTATTATATACACCCCGTAATACCGATTTTGATATACCAGTGGCTTTTGCCTTATTGGCTAAAGCTTTGTCCTCGTTTCCTTCGTTTATATTTTCTCCAAATCTTTTATGATAGGCTGATGTAGCTACCGATTTTTTTGTCTTGTAAGGTTTTTTCTTGTCCTTTTTTGGATAATCAGCGTCCCATTTTCTATACGCAGAAGGATCGTCGTTCTTTAATTTGGCGACTCTGTCTATTTCCCTTTTCATAGCGGACTTATTCTTTGTCAAATACGCTTTATTAACTTTGCGTCCTGACTTAGTTCTTTCCGCTTCTAGGATCTCTTTTAGTATAGTTGATAGTTTTACCATATTCTTAAAAAATTACCAAAAACGACATGACCAATAATTAGCACGATCTCTAGGTCCTGGATTCTCACAATGGTGTCTTGCTCTGTAGGACTTTCTGTGTTTTGGAAATCTTTTTTTAATTGCTACGCCCTTTTGACCGAAATTGACTTTAACTACGTTTCCTTTTGCGTTCTTAACGTACACTGATCTTTTCTTTGGTCCATCAGGAGTTAAAAATGGTTTTCCCAAAGTTACGGTTCTACCGTGATACTTTGCTTCTTGTAAAGAATTCCAGTGTTCTTTGATGTATTCTGCTAAACACTGAGGGCAAAAATGTTCTGTCTCTAACATTTATTTCTTTTTATCTTCTTTTTTGTGTTTTTTTGATCTCTCAACCTTTTCTAGTTTGTCCATCAAATCGTCTATTTGGTGAGCCAAATGAGCGATGTGTTCTTTGTGAGATCTTGCGTTCTTTGGATCGTTCTTTGCCAAATCAATGTGCTCTTTTCTTTTCTTTTCTAAATTATCAATCGCATGGGTAATTTTTTTGGCCACATGATCTTTTTTCTTTTCGATCTCTTCAAGCTTTTTTAAATGGCCTGAGTGAAGTTTTTCCGCTGTTTTTAAAGCTGCTTCTTTTGTTGGATGCAAGCTGTGTACTTCCTCGGCCATAATAGAATGAGGAGCCAATCCTTTCAATGGATCGATTTCTTTAACCATACCTGCAACGCTACAACCTTCGTGTGGGTGTAATACTGCGTGGATTTCTCCGATATTATTTTCGTACTTTGGCTTTTTCTTTTTGTTTGGAAGACCTTTGTGCTTTGTAGAAGCGAAGTCTGTTGCTGATTTTTTAGTCATTGATTTGGCTAATTTTGCTACCTTAGGACTAGCTGATTTTTCACCTTTTTGTGCGGCGTGTACCATTCCCATTAGTCTTTGTTGTGCTTTTGATTTTGCAGGCATCTCTCGAGATTTATTTATAAATATGTTATAGTTTAACTTCCTTTTGTTGCGATATCCACTGTTTTACCTCTTCGTACATTTTAGACTTATCACCCTCAGACCAGCTTTCTACCTCTCCAGATTCTGATACGAAAGAATCTCGTTGGTTCAACCAAGCTTCCACTCTCTTTTCCAAATCGTCCAATTGAGCGTTCTTGTTTGCGTTCTGTTGTTGACTAACGTACTCTTCCCACTTGCCTTGCTTTTTAATTTCGGCCTCCATGTCTATCACGCACTCGAAACATACCTTGTGAATTCCGTACATTTTTTTGTTTAAGTCGTCCAATCTCATTGGCTTGTTACACTTAGGACAACACAGTGGCATCACTACCAGCTTCTTCAAATCGTCCAGCTTAGTAACAGTCTGCTTTATACCGTTTGAGATCGTCCATTTGCGCCCATGCTCTTCCCATACGTCCCCTTCTACGTGCTCTTGATCTTTCTTTTCCCATCCCGCTAACACTTGAGTTTTATCTCCAGTCCTTTTGGTAATGATATTTCTCATTCTTTGGACGTCTTTTTTGGAGAACTCTTTCTTCAAAACATTTTCTTTCATACTCTTTATTTTATAAGTTGCTTCAATACGTTTAGCTTAACGCCTTCGTATATTAATTCGTGTTTCTTGCCAAACTCTCTCATTAGAATACCGGCTACAACGTTGGCTTCGTCTTCTATTGGAGATCCTGTCTCACCAGATTGGGAATACAATAATCCAAGTTCGTTCTGTCTGTGATGCGTTAATTCGTGACCCAGAGTTCTTAGGACGTCAGCTAAATTTCTGTTAGCTATATACATTACTATAGAGTTGGTTTCGTTGGTATACTCACCAAAACTGTGTCTGGCTAATACCCAACTCTTGTCTCCAATGAATGTCATCTTTGGAAGTTCCTCTATCTTTAAGTGATAGCTAGCAAAGTCTATAAAGTCCTCTATTAGGTCTATGCGTTCTTGTGTAGTCATTATTTTGTAAACGTTGTTTGTAAGCCTCTAACGATAAATGATCCTGTAATTTTGAATGGCTCGTTCGATATTGCTGGATCTCTTACAACTATACCTTCTTGTTGATCGACTGGGCCCAATGGACTTGTCATTGATTTTAATAATACGTCTCCAAGTTCCATGGTACCTTCGTATATAGCAAAGGAGTCCATGGCGATCTTAGCGTCCTTAGGATCGGCAACCAATTCTGTAACTGGAGTGCCTTTCTTGACTTCCAAGAAAACTAATTTGCTCAAAGCGTCAACAACTTTACCGTCTTTCAATTTAAGTTTCATACCCTTCGTATTCTTGGCTTGATTCAACCAGTCTTTTAGGCTCTTTGTTTCTTTTTTGCCCTTTGCCAATACTATTGGATAGCTCTTTGACAAAGCCGAACCGAAGTTTGGAGTTTTTGTAACTTTTGCTGGGATTGAAGATAGTACTTCGAATCCTTGCTTCTTCGCAAAAGGCTGTAATTTTTGTATAAGTGACTCAAGTACTTCTTTTGAGTAAGGAATTTCGTGAGTTGATCTAGATTTTTTGCCCGGATTTTGTGTTATCTCAAGTAAATTGTGTATCGCCAAGAAGTTTTTACCGTAGTCCTGTACGTTTGTTTTGCCCTCTACGTACTCTATATTAAAAAGAATATTAGGATTCTTGATCATACCCAATTTGTTCAACTCGTCCTTAATTGAAGGCAAAGCTTCGTTGAATATGTCTAAAACTTTTCCTCCAACTTTAATCATACCGTGACCAGGCGTGTCAAATCTTGCAGGCAAATCGGCTTTGGTAACTCCTTTGATGTCTAGTTCCTTTCCAGAACCTCTATCGATTACGAATTCTCTCTTGCCATTTATATTGCCCAATCTTATAGAAGCGTTTACTCCGTCTATTTTTACTGGAGCTGGATTCTTTTGTAAGAATTTTGCGGTTTGTTCGAACACTGCTATCAAATCTTTGCCGGTCTTCACTTTGTCCAAATCAAACGGATGAGCCATGTGTCCTCCAGCTCCTCCTTCCATTAATAGCTTCTTAAAAAGAGTACTCAATACAGACACTTCTTTAAGCGGCTGAGACGAGAACTTCTGCTTCATTAACATGGCAAGCTTTTCGTCCCACCATCCAAATACTCCTTCGAAGTTTTTCTTATATTGAGACGCGGTGGTAGGAGTAGATAGAGCTTTTCTAATGTTTGTACCGCTCATTTCTCCGATACCAGGAATTTCATGAGAAGCATGAGGAGCTACTATTAAATAGCCATGAGAAGTATAAGGCTTCATCACTCCGTCCTTTTCGTACTTTCTAAAATAAGAATCAGTACCATCTTTCTTTTTGCCAATTTTGAATCTTGGATCCTCTTGCATGTCCTTTTGTCCTACCATGAATACAACAGCGGTAGTCTTAGGATCGTATTTTGATGTGATCTCTTCGGCTTTGTAAGGATTTTTAACTTGAACTACTTGATTGCCGAATCCGTACTTGGATATGATGGCTTTTTTCTCTTTAAAGTTCAATGGACTCTTTGGAGGTTCCACTTTGTCTGTAGTCGCTATGAAAGTATCCGCTGCACCGAACTTTGATTCTAGCCATTTAAAAGAATCCGCGTGGTGTTTACCAAAAGGCTGGAATCTTCCTGGGTATATTGCGATTACTGTCTTGATCACGTTAAAATCCATTTAAGTTTCTTAATAAATATCACTACGGATGCGCTATTTTAGATTTGCCGTTTGTCTTATTAATTTCTATGTGAGAGTCTACGATATCTCTCATGGAATCTATATGGGATATGATCATAATGAACTTAAACTGTGTCTTCAAGTAGTCGAATAGCATCACCATAGAGTTTAAATTGCTAGAATCTAGCGCTCCAAAGCCTTCGTCGATAGCCAAGAAATTAGGCTTTGGTAAAGATGACACGTTAATTAAAGACGTTCTAATGGCCAAACTAGCTACGAACTTCTCCATTCCAGAGGTCAACTCCAAAGGCCAATAATCCTCTTCTGAGTAGGCAATGTAAGCATTTATTGACTTGTCTTCGGCTTGTAAAACTATCGAGAAATCCACTATTTGTGCAAGGATATTATTGATTTCCTCTTCTACCGAAGGTATAATACTAGCGATTAACATGTGAGGTATACCGTCTCTGTGAGTTGCAGCCAAGTACTGTTGATAATCCTTTGACTTGACTTCTAGGTCCTTCAACTTCTCTATCGACTTTTGATACTTTACTTTATTGCTCTCTTCCAATTTTTTGTTAGCAGAGATTTCGACTATCTCTTCGTTCTTTGTGTTTAGTTCTCTCTCAACAGCTTTTAGATCCTTATTTAGCTCGCTTATTTCTAAGTTTAAATCATTATTGGTCTCTATTGCCTGTTGTTGTTGATTATGAGCCTCGATCTTTGATTCTATGCTGGTCAATAAAGCTTTGGCGTCGTTTAACTTTTTATTTAACTTGTTTTCGTCCGCGTTTAATCTGTTCTTTTGAGCTTCAAGATCTTGTAAACTCTTATCGTACTTATCTTTTGCGTCCTTTGTTTCGATAGCAGAAGACCAATGTTTGATCCTTTTTTCAAGAGTCTCTATAACTTCTTCGATATTCGACACCGCTTGCTCTTCAGAATTTATGGTGTTCTTTGTTTCTATGGCGTCTTTTACAAATACGTTGTCCATACAGAATTTACAGTTTGGATCGTACTTAAGTTCGGCCAATTTCTCCATCTTCTTTTGGCTATTCTTTAAGTTTGCTTTAGCGTGGCTTAATTTTAATTTCTCTTGCTGTAAAGCTTCGGTATCAAGTTGATGCGATCTTAATTTGTGACTATAATCTTCTAAATTGATGTCTTTAATTAATTTATTGAAGATAGTTTGTGAGTTAAGTTCGGCTATTTTACCGTCTATACTTTCTAAAGCTTTTAAATTTATGTCTATAAAATTAATTACCTTTGAGATACCGGTTTCTACTGCGGTCTTTTGCTCTTCAAGTCCATCGATGTCAACTATGTCTTTATCAACTGGAATTAGCTGCGCAGTCTTATTTAATATTTGACTATTGATTAGAGCTCTTTTAGTTTCTATATCTGTCTTTTGCTCTTTGGCTTCTTCTAATGCGATATCGAAAGTATCAATATCGAACTCAGCTTTTCTTAGTAATTGGTGATAGTCTTCTTTCTGATGTTCTCTTAATAATACTAATATGTCTCTCATTTCGTTATTGGCCAAGTTGTACAGATCTTCGAATACGTTGATGTCCAAGAACTGAGAAAGCAAATCCTTACGATCGCTTTGAGACATGTCAATGAATCCAGTATTATTATTCTGAACTGATAAAGCAGTCAATACAAAGTCTTCGTAATTGCCCATAACTTCTCTAATCTTAGCGTTAGTATCGCTTCGATCTTTACCATTCAACGATATTTTGTCTTCACCGTCCATGTCTTCACCGTCCATGTAATAGAAGTCTACATTAACTTTAACGTTACCTTGCTTTTGCTTGATACCTTTACGCTCAATTGTGTATTCTTTACCGTGTAATTCGAAAGTTAATTTGCAGTGGAAGTTAGAAGATTGGTTGTTCATTACTTGCCCTGCTTTAGCAGTCTTAGAACATTTATCAAAAATACAATACGTAATAGAGTCCAATAAAGTTGACTTTCCGCTTGCGTTTGGAGCGAATATACCGTAAGTTCCTTCCATACTTGAGAAATCTACTACGTTGCCTTTGCCGTAAGAGAACATGTTATCGAACTCAAACTTTTTAGGAATCCACATAGAATTTCTTGGTACTTCGGACTTGGACAATAACTTATTAAGATTGGTATTTATCTCCAATACTCTGTTAATTGACTCTATATCTTCGCCAAAAGTCGTCTCTAAGAAACTAGTCAATATAGTATTTTGATAAGTTACGTCTCTTACGTCGATGTTATGTAGTCTTTTTTCTCCTGTTTCAGTGTTAGAAAAATCGTTAACTTTTTGTATCGAACTTTCTACTACATTTCTTGTTTGTTTTACAATAGAAACGATATCTTTAATTACGGACTGAGTAGTATTTTTGTATCTAACTCTCAAATACAAATTCTGAGGAAGGTAAGAGGGAATTGGATCGTAGACTCCTGTGTCTACGTTGATTGTGTAGAACGCTGTATCATTTTCTATCTCTACGTACTCTGCTTTCTTATTTTCTAAGTCCCAAACGTATATACCTTTGCCTATCATTTCTCCATGATTCTGTTGAATTAAAGATCCTGGATATCCAATGGTATTTTCTCCGTCCAAAAATTGACGCGTATGAATATCTCCCAACAATCCTATATCGAAGCCTTCAAAATCGGAAATATTTAAGTTTTGATCTAACAATTGAGCGTTCTCTCTTATCTGTACGCCGGTAACAGGACCGTGGAATAAAGCGATCTTGTAGTCGCCTTTGATCTTTTCTGCCTTAACGTACTTGTCCTCTTTATCGAATACAGACCAATGAACAAAAGTCCTATTTGCGATCTTAAAATGGCAAGTATCTTTAACGTACAACAGATTTGGTTCGTTCAACGCATTAACGATTGGAGTTAGTGCGTCCATTCTGTGCGCGTTATTTAAGTTAGCATCGTGATTACCAGGAATCATTAGTACTTTACCTATAGAACACAGATTTCTTAAGAAAGTATGTACCATTTCGACCAATTCAGGAGTAACGTCGGTCTTTGAATGTACGATGTCTCCTGTCAATACTATTAGACTATTGTCAGTGTAAGTATCTCTTATGTAGCTGTATAATCTTTCGAAGACTCTATTGTATTCGTCGTGTCTTTTGAAGTTTCTAATGTGAATATCGCTTACGTGGTATATCTTGTTAAGCTTTGATAATTCGATTGTGCTTTGTATCTTGTGCATATTTTATTTTCCTATTTGTAACCTTCTCAATAGAAGATCTCCAAACGTTAATGGTTTAGCTTTTTGTAATAATTGCGTCATTTTTTCGAAGCCCAGATCGCTTGGGTCCTTACCTTCCAATTCTATTAAGTATACTTCTTTACCGTGGTCAAGTAGTGTCTGCGAGTAAGTCAGCGCTTCCTTGAGCGCATCGTTATCCAATGCTAGATAAACAGTTTTGACTTGGGATTCTACCAATTTTAGCATCAAAGACTTAGGAATAGACTTGCCAAATAATGGTATGGCATTGCGTTTTATAGCGATTGCATCGAATGCACCTTCGCACAAAATTACTGGAACTTGCCAATTGATGAAGTACTCCATGCCTATGATTTCTGTCTTAGCAACTGCCGGCGCGTCGTATTTTAAGAACGGATCTTTCTCGTAAGATCGCGCAACGAAGTAATTTAATTTACCGTTTTTATCGTAAGAAGGCACTATAACCTTGTTTCTATATCGTCCAGTTTTACAGTATCCAAGATTGTATTTTAGTACGTCGGGAGCTTCAATTCCACGCATTTTTAAATAGGATACGGCTCTACGATAGTCTAATGATCCATCGTTTTTAGTAAAAGATTCGAACTCTTGTGGAAGAAAAACGCTCTTGTCTCTATAGTCCTCGATCTTGGTCCTGTCGCTCTTAAAGTAGCTCTTCATCTCCAAAACTCTTTCGTTTTCTACTCCAAGTTTTACCAATAAAGAAACGGGCGTTTTACCTTTGGTTTGAGGATGGCACGTCCAACAATTATATTGACCGGTCTTTACGTTAACGATCAACTTAGGTTTCTTGTGGTTACAAAAAGGACAATGAAACGCGTAATCGAAAGTATGACGATCCTTTTTGCCTTTACCCAACAAAGATTCTAATAAGCCTAATACGTAGTCGTGTGGTTCCATATTAAGTTAATATACTAAATAAAGCTCTAATAAAAAATAAAAAACTTATGTGTGAAAAATAGTTTGAAACACTTGAAACATAATCTTTAGTTGAATATCATAGATTTGTATATTTAATCTTGTCCTAAGATAATAACCAAAGGGGACACAACAAGGGGAATGAATATAGAAGAATTAAAGATAGATAATATAACAGAAGAAGATCTGGATATTATATATAATTATTTAGACATGCAGTTTGCTTTCATGAACGATGATGAAAAGATCACGTGGATACAAATCATGAAAATAATCGACAAAGAATTTAAAGACAATGAAAATAGCGACGCTTAAAGGCTGCAAACAATGCGCGAAATTAAAAGCCAATATCTTTGGTTTGTACGTAGAAATTGATTGCGATAGTAACCCTGAATTTTGTGATTCACTGGAAGCCACAACAAATACTTTCAAGTATCCAATGGCGATAGTGAACAACACTGATCTTTATTACGTCGCGGATTCTTACGAGGATCTTAAATTGATTAATACGAAAAAAGGTGATTATATTCTAAAACCACAAGCTTCTCTTGAACAAATGATAGAGAAATTAAAACAATAAAAATGAAACATAAAGATTTAGTTATTAGAAAATTCAGTGAATTAGTTAACTTAATTGCTGGACAAGAATCGTCGATCTCTAGATTAGAGCATCCAGATATTCTTAAGCAACAATTAGAAAGAATGAGAAACAAGCTTACTGAAATTGAGATCTTAATCAATAACGAAGAACAACAACAATTTAATTAAACAAAATAAAGGTTATGAAAAAACTAACAGAAGAGCAAATCATAGAAAACTTATCTAAGTTTTACGGGTTCATTGAAAAGTACATTGCATCTGACAGAAAAGATGTTTTACTTAAATTCTATTCGGACAGAGAAGTTACTTTAGCAAGTAGTCCAGCGTCTACAAAAAAAGGTCATCACAACTGTTTTGCAGGTGGATACATAGAACACGTAAACAGAGTCGTAGAAGCTTCTTTGGTAATGGATAAAGTATGGGAGCGCTTTGGTCAGAAGAAAGATTATAGCATTGAAGAATTAGTATTCTCTGCCATTAATCATGACCTAGGTAAATTGGGCACTAATGAAGAGCCTTTCTATATTCCTAATGATTCTCAATGGCATGTAGAAAAATTAGGAGCTCACTTCAAGTACAATCCCAATATTACTCACATGAGAATTGCAGATAGAAGTTTGTTTTATTTACAACAAGCCAATATTCCTGTTAGTGAGAACGAATTCTTGGCAATCAAATTACACGATGGATTGTACGAAGAATCTAACAAATCTTATTACATAACCTATAGCCCTGAGTCTGAGATCAAAAGCAATTTACCTTATATCTTGCATCAAGCTGATCTAATGGCATCAAGGGTAGAAACACAAATTTAATCATGATTATTGGAATTATTTCAATCGTTCTATGGATTGGAGGTATCATTGGATACGTCATCTGGAATCTTTTAGAGAAAAATAGAAAATTAGAAGAGATCGTAATCAACCAATCTTCTTTTGTTAACGACACAATTGTAATGTTGGACGAGTTCAACGCATTAGTAAATAAAATAGACATGACAATGTGGGTACAATCAGACCCAGAATTGTTACAGCTTTTTGAAACAATCAAACAAGTCCAAAAAAGAGTTCAAGAATTCACTGGCAGAAAATAAATTATGGCTGAAGAAAAAGAGGTAGAATTTTTAGGACTTACCAAGAAAGGTGCTCCAAGGAAAAGAAAAACGAAAACAAAAAATAACTACTTTACTTCTGAAACCGAGGAAGCTATCCTAAGGTACAGACTGTCTCCAAGTCAAGCCGAGAAAAACAAGATCTATAATACTGAGATCCACAATGCGTTCTACAAATTGGCGGAAAACATTATTCATACTTTCAAGTTTTATCACACCGAAGTGGACAATATAGAAGATTTGAAGTACGAGGTTATCTCATTCTTGTTGCAAAAATTGCACCTTTACGATCAGTCCAAAGGTAAAGCCTACTCTTATTTTGGCACAATTGCAAAGAGATATTTAATTATCTATAACGTAAAGAATTACAAAAGAATGGTCTCCAGAATAGAAGTTGAGGAGATAGACAATCAAGACGGTACACACGAAAGTTTAGTATTGGACCCTGAAAGTGAGACCATAGACAGGCTAAGCGTAATAGAAAAGTTTATCAAGTGCGTAGACGATAATTTAATGGATTTGTTCGAAAAGGAAGAGGAAATCAAAGCAGCTGACGCTATCTTGGAGATCTTTAAAAAGAGAGAAAACATAGACGTATTCAATAAAAAGGCCTTATTTATCTATGTAAAAGAGATTACAGAAGTTCAGTCCAATACCATAACAAAGGTAGTAAAGAAGCTAAAAACTATTTACCTAAGTATATTACAGGATCAAATAGAAAACCACGATCAAGATATTTATATCTAAACAAAATCATGGAATTAGAAAAGGAAATATTTCCGGGTAAGAAAATATCTGACCTTGTACAAGAGGTCTACAATAGACAACACAACCAAGATTCGGCTATAAAAAGTAAAATAGAAGAAATAGCCGACATGATAGAGGGCCCAGGAGACGCAATAGTTTTAATGCCCCAAATTAAAGGTCTTATAGATTCTAGTTTAAAGAACGACGAAGTTTTGGTTAAGTTACTTGGTTTATTCCAAAAGGCCGCTCAAGCCACTGCAAAAGAAGGAGAAGTTATGGAAGGATTGCTTTCTGAGAAAGACATCGAGCAATTAATGAAGGAAGTTACAACCATAAGCACAAGCACAAAACAATTAACCGATAAGTAATGGCATGGAATAATCCACAGTCAGTTAAAAGCAACGATGGAGGCTCCGAGATAATTATCGGTCGTGTAAAAAATATTGTATTGGGCCCATTCAAAAGTGGAGATCCTAATATAAAAGACGAAGATTTTAACACATACGACGATATAGGAAAGATATCCTTTGAATTCTTATACAGTCCAAACAACGTATCTATGGGATCGGTTTCTAAAGAGGCTTATCCCATATTTAGCGTAATTAAACAGCTACCGGTTATTGGAGAAATAGTCTTTATTACTAGAGGACCTTTCCATGGACTTAACGATAACTTTAACAGCCAACGATTGTTCTATTTTCCTCCTTTTCAAGTGTGGAATTCAGTGAATCATAACGCCTTTCCAAATATGGAAGAATGGGCAAACTTTACATCTCAATACAAAAAGAAGCCAAGTTACCCAGGACAATCGCAAACAGACAACGTAGAACTTCCAAAAGGTTATTCTTTTGCAGAAAAGGACATTAAGTCTTTGACTCCATTTGAAGGCGATACTTTAATAGAATCAAGGTTTGGACAATCTATAAGATTTGGATCCACCACTCCATCTATGAGACAGTTTAATCACTGGTCTACTGCTGGAAATAATGGAGATCCTATCATGATTATAAGGAACGGTCAGGGTCAGGTTTCCAATACCGTTGACAAATTTGCTACCACTGTAGAAGATATTAATAGCGATTCTACTTCTATATATTTAACAGCCGGCCAAAAGATAGTATTAAATTCTATATCCGAGTATCCTTTGGACTCCTTCAATAACGTTAACGTACAGATAGAACAGCAAAATGTTATCGCGTCTTATTATCAACCTCCAATCTCTAACGATTCTCAAGACGCTGCTAGTCAGGATTCTTTAGTTTTAAATAGTATTCAATAATGTATACACCACAGTTTCCATACACTGGCAATCAAGCCATTATAACTTCCGATAGGGTTACTCTATTGGCCGACAAAGACTCTGTGTTCGTATTTGGAAGACAGGCAGTCAGTTTATCTAGTATCAATACAGTTAATATAGATGCAAAAACGAGAGTGACCATAAGCTCCCCAATCATAAGTTTGGGCCAAAAGGATGCAGACAAAAATGGAGAACCTGTATTATTGGGAGATACTTTGGTCAACGAACTATTGTTATTGATAGACAGTTTGACCACATTTTTTGAAGAGGCTAAAGACGTTCAATACTCTGTCCCTTCTACTTTAAGAACTAATATAAGTGCTCCGGCCAATTCACTGGCACTTAAATTACCTCAAATAAGAAACGCTATTCAGAACTCTACAAGATCTCAAGTTGTGTTTGTACAAAAAAATAACTTAGGATAATGTCAATAAAAACTATATTTGAAGGGGCTATCAAAACGTCTAACGAGAAAGTTGACGAGTTTAAAAAGAATATCGATCAAGTATTCAATGGAACTCAAGTGCTATCTCCTGGAGAATATAAAACTGCCGGAATTAAAGATAGAATTGCAGACATTGGTATATTGGGAGTGGTTGGTACGGTATCTTCTTTGGACTTGTGTTCTTTGTTGTCCTATCAAGTTAACCTATTGAGAAACATTCAAGGGTATAAGTTCGATCCTAATTCTCCACCAAAGGAAAATTCTTCTCAGTTGGTAAAGAAAGCTTACGCTCTTCAATATCAATCCTACGTTATACAATCTACCATAGACGAGTTTATCAAGTCAGAAAACAGAGATATTCCCGTTAAAGACTTACAAGATCCTGAAGGCATTATAGTAGATCTTATAAACCAATTGACATTCTTTTTCAATACAAAATACGCGGGATCTATAGCAGATAAGGATCTATTGACTGCGTTCCCTGTATTGTTGGTAAGTAATCTATATTTGAATCAGGCAAAATCGTTTTTTTCTAAATTAGATCTGCCTTCTTTGAAGCAATCCGACGTTCAAAAGATTATGTTTTTTGTTAATAATACTAGAACGCATTGCATAAAGATTCAGTCAATAAACATATATTCCAGTTACAATTACGCAATTGGACCTGCTTTAGAAGTAATAAACAACGCTGCGAATTCTGTATTACAGAGTCAGCTCAAGCAATTGAATTCTATCATAGGTAACGACTTATCTAAGTTAGTTCCTATGTTACAAACCATAAGAATACAGCTTTCTGCGATAACCAAATTCTGTCAGGCAATACTGTCCACTATTAGAGCGGCTCAGTCCTACGTTAATATTGCAGTAACTTTGGTTAAGACTCTTACAGTAGTCACCGAATTTTTAAAGAGCTTACCAATACCTAACGAATTCACAGTTGTAGGTATCAATGTAAGATTCAGCGATAGCCTAAAAAAGATAAACGATTTCATAGATACCATAGTACAGGATCTTAATTCCATATCAGGACTATTGAAATTATTGAGCTCTGTAGTAGCGGATATTTACATCGATATCCAAACTATAATGAACGATATATCTCAAATTATAAATAATTTAGAGACTTGTAATAACGCTCCAAAAGGTCTAGTGGACGATCTTAAGTCTACGATGAGTGCGCTAAAAGACACTTCAGACCAATTAAATGCATTCGTTCAAAACAACCAAAACAAAACTACCCAGATCACCAATACTTACGGAGGATACAGTATTCAAATAATCTCAGAAGAGATAACACAGGGTTCCAATAATATACCAAGAAGATACGGTATAGCTTTGGATTCTGACGGAGTTCAAGTGGTAAAAACTACTCCTACCTTTGCTTCAAACGATGCTATTATAGTAGAGGAAGTTAAATTACTTTTGGAGTCCAAAAAGCTAGTAAAAATACCTGTAAGCTCCTTGTCTACCGATCAACAGTCTAGTATAAATGAAGCTTTATCTTACGTTGAAGGTAACACAATCAGCCCTGACGTTTACGTAAACATAAACGATGGATTGGATTCTACGGACAACGAAGACGAAAATAGCGGTCTTGGATTGAACGCATTTATGAACAATCAAAAGGGTGGTAAAGCATTAAGAAACAGAATGAGACAACAAATGTCCTTGGCAACTGCACAATTACAGCAAAATCTTAGTCAGGCCAACCAGGGATAATTTTAAACAATTGATATTTATACAATATGGCAGTAAAAAAACAAAGCGCTTTAGCTAAATTAAGATTCCTTATTAGAGAGGAAGTTAAAAATGCGATCAGGGAAGAAATGCCCGTTTTGATCATGGAGGCCCTTGCCAAACAAAACAGATTATTAGAGTCAAAGAATAAAAAAGTTTTGGCTCCAATACAAGAAGCGGCAAAACCAGCCCCTAAAAAACCAGTTATACCGGGAACTTTAAACACAAGACCTTTCAATCCAGCTCAGCAATTTCAGCAAGCTCAGAAACCTTTTGCCGGTAAAGATCCTATGAGTCAGTTATTAAACGAAACTGCTTCTGGAATGTTACAAGAGGACGTTATGGCTTTTGGAGCGCCTGAAGTTGGCATGGACGGAATGAGCTTTATGGAAAATATAGACGCTCCTGTAGGAGACGTTAGCGATATGTTGGCTACTTCAAGACCTAGTTCCGCTGTGGAAATGGTTCAAGTAAATGCGGTTCCAGACTTTACGCAGTTAATGCAAAAAATGATGGCAAAAGGAGTGATGTAATATGGCATACGGATTAGTAAAAATACCGGCGTTAGATCTTAAACCTTCGACTTCCTTGGGAGTCAAGATACCTTTTGCTGCGAATAATGTATTCACTCCAGTGTATACCTCTCAGGAACAGACAAAATACAATCTAATCAATTTTTTATTGACCGATGTTAACGAAAGACCTTTTAACTTAAATTTTGGAGCCGGATTAAGAAGAATGCTTTTTGATCCTATCACAAATTATAGCTTGGAAGAATTAAAGTTATCCTTGACAAATAAGTTAGAGGCCTATTTCAAGAATATAACAATAACAGAACTATCCATAACTTCAGAGCCTGACACTCTATCGGTGACAGTATCGGTTAGTTACAGATTAAATAATAACAATCAGCAGGACACTGCAGTGATAAACATACAAAACGCGTAAGATGCCCAATCAGATAGACGTTACATATTTAAACAAGAATTTTACCTCTTTCAAATCTGATTTGATTGAGTACGCTAAATCGTATTATCCAACAGTTTATAACGACTTTAGCCAAGCGTCTCCTGGTACCATGTTCATTGAAATGGCAGCCTACGTTGGAGACGTAATGTCTTTCTATTTGGACAATCAAATACAAGAAACTTTTTTACAATACGCAAAGCAACCTAACAACTTATACACTTTGGCCTATATGCTTGGTTATAGACCAAAGGTTACCTCTGCTGCGGTAGTAAATTTGGACGTTTATCAACAAGTTCCAGCAAAAACAGTGGGTGGACAACCCACTCCCGACTTTAGCTACGGATTGACTATCCAACCTGGGATGCAAGTTCAGTCAAATATTAATAACAGCTCTTACTATTACGTAGGAAATGTTGTTGACTTTACGGTATCTTCTTCGTTGAATCCTACGACCGTTTCTGTGTATCAAGTAAACGGAGGTTCTGTACCTACTTCGTATCTGTTAAAGAAATCAACTAACGCAATATCTGGGCAAGTTAAAAACCAGAGCTTTTCTTTCGGATCTTCACAACGATTCTCTACTGTGGCCATAAACGACTCTAGTATCATACAGATCATAAGTGCCGTTGATTCAAACGGAAACAATTGGTACGAAGTTCCCTATTTGGCTCAAGACTATATATTGACCCCAGTGGCCAATACGGCTGCGAACTACCCGGCTTTGAATCAGTATCAGAATCAAGTTCCTTACATAATTCAAAAGCAACAGGTTCCAAGAAGATTCGTATCCAGATTCACAAGCAACAATACGTTACAAATAGAGTTCGGTCCTGGTATCAACTCAGTGGCTGACAGCGCTGTTTTACCTAACCCAAATAACGTTAGCGTAGGTTTTACTGGCGGTGGATTGAGCTATTTGTCTAGCTCATGGGACCCTACTAACTTTGTCACTACACAAACTTACGGTCTTGCTCCTACTAATACTACCATTACGTTTAACTATTTAGCTGGAGGTGGCGCATCTTCAAACGCTTCTATAGGAGAATTGACAAATGTAGTATCGGTACAATACACAAGTCAAAACGGAAATGCATCTACGCTAGTAACAAACAACGTAAGTTCTTCTGTGGGAGGGGGTGATGGAGATACTGTAGACGAATTGAGAATGAATACATTGGCAGAGTTTCCTACTCAATGGAGAGCTGTTACTCAACAGGATTATTTAGCTAGAGTATTATGTATGCCACCAATGTACGGTAAAGTTTCAAAAGCTTACGTAACTAAAAACGATCAAACATTTGCGAATTACGTAAACGGAGATCCTACGCAACAAAATCCCTTGTTGATTACTATGTACGTTCTTGGATTGGATACAAATGGAAATCTTGCAGAACCAACCCCAGCTTTATTACAGAACGTACAAACGTACATCCAAGATTATAGAATGTTGACAGACGCTGTTAAAATACAGCAGGCTTACATAGTTAATATAGGCGTTAATTTTGATGTGGTAATATTACCTAGCTATAACGGTCAAGACATAATATCAAGATGTATTACGGCCATTCAAAACTTCTTCGATATAGATAATTGGCAAATCAATCAGCCTATCATATTAACCAATTTGTATTCTTTATTGGATCAAATTCAAGGAGTTCAAACGGTTAAAAATATCACCATAAGCAATTTAGTAGATTCAACTGGAGCTACTTATTCTCAATACGCTTACGATATAGCTGGAGCCACTGTAAACAACGTAATATATCCTTCGTTGGATCCATGTATATTTGAAGTATTGTATCCAAATACGGACATTCAAGGTAGAGTAGTAACATTTTAATAATTAAACAATGGCAGTATACAAAATATTCGCAAGTGCAGACGCAACAATATATTCTTCGGATGTAAGTAAAAATACAGGTCTAGACGAAATATTAGAAATTGGAGTTAAGAATTACGGTGCTACTACGAACGGTACTTATCTGGCCAGCTATGTTGAAAACATAAGAAGATCTTTAGTTCAATTTTCTGCTACAGATTTGGCTACAGTAAAGTCCCTTTCTACTGGATCATCTTTCCAAGCGAATCTTAGATTATATTTGGCAAGCGCAGAGAATTTATCTACGACTTATTCTTTAGAATTTAGACAAGTCAGTCAATCTTGGGATATGGGTACAGGTAAATTTATCGACTATCCTGAAACTATAAACGGGGTTTGCTGGAACTCTCCTAACGCTTATATAACCGGAGCTTCTACGACTTGGAATAGCATTAGTTCTAGTTATTTCACTATTCAAGGCGGAGGATCGTGGACTTCTGTTTACACAACTCAAAGCTTTGCTTACGCTGATAACAAAGATATTAATGCAAACGTTAGTCCGATAGTTGCTTCTTGGTTTTCTGGATCTTTTCCTAATTACGGAATACTTGTTAAATATCCTACGTCGATAGAAAACAATTCTGGTTCTTATATTGGAACAAAGTTCTTTAGTACAGATACTCACACTATATATCCTCCAACTTTAGAAATAAAATGGGACGATAGTAACTATATGACTGGATCTATTGTAACTACAGACGATTTTGTGGTTAACTTTGCCAATAATCAAAGCGAATTCAAATACGGAACTCAAAAATACAGAGTTAGATTGGCAACAAGACCTACATTCCCAACAAGACAATTTACAACGTCTTCTGTGTATTTGAATACTTTGTTATTACCTTCAAGTTCTTATTGGGCAATACAGGACTATAAAACAGAAGAGATGGTTATCGACTTCGATACTACTTATACAAAGATAAGTTCTGACGGTACTTACAACTACTTTAACTTGTACATAAATGGATTGGAATCTGAAAGATATTACAAATTATTAGTTCAAACTGTATTGCCTTCAACGAACGAAACGATAAATATAGATAGTAACTTGATTTTTAAAATTGTTAGGTAATGACAGAAACAGTAAATTTAGTAAAACAGGTATACGGTGTAAATACCTACAGCAAGGTAATAGACACAAGTTTTTCGGAACTTATAGCCGCTACTCCTGTTGTATCAAGTTCTACTATAACAATACCTCAATTCTTTGAATACTACGATCAGTTATTCTACGATATACCAGTAAGTGGATCTACGAACTCTCATCAGGAATTGGTTCAACGAAGTACTCAATACATCGGAGGATCTACAGTTAGTGCACAAGAACAGGCTTTAATAGACGAAATTAATACTTTAAGACAACAATTAGTTGATCTTAGTCAAACTTATTTAAACGTAAGTAATATAACCGCATAATGGAATTAGTAAACGTAATATACAACGGACAAGGAGTAGAAGCTCAGCAGTACAATAGCTCTGATCTTACTCTTATTACCAATAACTACATAAATACTAGTTTCCTTAGTAATAGCAACGATTACGTAGAGGCTTTTGTGTATGACGATAACAGTAATTTGTTAAGTAGCGATTACAACTATACGTCTTACAAGCTTCCTTCTCAAGCGAATACAAATAATGGATCTTACGGAAATATCGTATTGGATCCTCAGTCTTATGTGACTGGTTTGGGATTCGATAGAGGTTCTACCAACGTTCAATACAACTTTTTACGAAATTTATTTAACTCTTCTTACGGTAATTTTTATTGGATAAAGCAAATATCTCCATCAAGAAAAGAGTTAATTCTTTCATCTCAGACTATAAGCGATAGTTCCATACTATCGGGCTTTAACGACTATCAAACTTACGCAGCAAATAAAAATTATTTCGCTGACTTCTACCTTAATTTTGGTGGAAATCAACTTATAATCGCTGTTAACGTTGCGTATTCTACTGATTCCAATGGAGCTAACTTATTAATAAAATTATACGAACCATTACCTACAGATTTTGACGTTAAATCTACTTTGTGGATCGTGGATCAAGTTGCTCAATCTGTTAGCTATAACGTAAACATACAAGTAGAGGCAGAACCTGTACTAAATAATAACGCTTTAAGAGGACCTAATTTTAAGATAGACGTTAATCAAAAAGTAGGATTAACAACTCCTTATTACAATTATAGTAACTTAATAGCGAGCCCAGTAACTTCTTCTTTCAATCAGTTAAATAGCTACTATCAAGATAAGTCTATAAGCATTAACGTAGACTATACTAATTTCTCTAATTTCATCCACTTCTCAAGTGCGATAGAGAGATTAAACAACTTTACTTACAAGCTTGGATTAATAGAGTCTTACAACTCTCAAATAAATGCACAGAAATCTGTAGTTGGAGGTAACTTAGCCGCATCTTCTTCTATAGGATTTTTGAGTCAATCCATAAACAACATAATAACAAATTTCGATACTTACGAGTACTATTTGTATTATACTTCGGCTTCTTATGCTTGGCCAAAAACTAACACTACACAACCTTACCAACAAGCTTCTGTAACTTCTACCGCAGCTTTAAATTGGTTGGGAAGCGCTACTACTGTGCCTTCTGCAAGCAACGTATCGATGTTGTACTCTGCGTCTTACTACGATTTGACCAACAAGGACATGCTGATCAATACGATTCCACAGTACTTATTGGACGATCCTAACAATGCTCCTTACGAGACTTTTGTGTATATGATAGGACAGCATTTTGATAATGTCTGGATCTATTATAAAGACGTAACTAATAGATACAATAACACAAATAATCCTAATACTGGTGTGTCTCTGGATTTAGTTGGAGATGCTTTAAAAGGATTGGGTGTTTCGTTGTATACGAATTCCAACCTATCGGATAACTTGTATTATTCTTTATTTGGTATCAATGCGGACGGTAGTTTATTGCCTCCAACTGGATCCGAAAGAATAACAAATTACGTGACTTCTAGTATTTCAACTTTGCCTGCTCAAATCATTCAGAGCGAAGTTTATAAGAGAATTTATCACAATTTACCTTACTTACTAAAGACAAAAGGTACTCACAGAGGAATAAAAGCTTTGATATCTTGTTTCGGTATACCTGAGGGTATTTTAACTATTAACGAATTTGGTGGATACGATAGAGGTATTCAAGACGGTGTGTTGGAAATCAATAATCAGAAGGCTTACGCTGTAACAAGCAGCTTATCTATATCCTCTTCTGTGTTATCTCCTTACGCAACTTTACAATATAATCAAACTAATAGAAGAGCCGACGTACCAAAAATAGAAGTTGGATTTTCTCCTTCGGATACTATCAACGCTTACATTACTGGGTCATTGGGATACTTTAACATAGATCAATTGATAGGTAACCCGACTGATTTGTACTCGGCGTCTTATCAAAATTTGGACAATCTAAAGAATACGGTATTCGCCAACGCAACGTATCAACACAGCGTTTGGGAGTACTTGAGAATGATCAAATTCTACAACAATAGTTTGTTTAAGATGATCAAGGACTTCGTGCCTGCGAGAGCCGATGTGTCCACTGGGATCATTGTAAAGCCACACATATTAGAAAGAAGCAAGTACGCTAGACACCAACCCATAGCGATTAATAACAGCGGATTGGTATCGGAAATAAGCGGAAGTAAAATTACGGGCTCTAATGCTTTGGGTCTAAATAAGTCTACTGCTTACGTTAAAACAGAGTACACTACAAAAGGATTAATCCCGGTTTCAAGAAGCGTTGGGTTCGAGACATTTACTGGGGAATTTAGTGGATCGATGTTTACTGGTACCAATAGAACAAAAAGTCAAACCGAAAGATCGTATCAGCCTTTTCAATTTAATAGTATATCTGGAAGCTATGTACCGACTCAGAGCATTAATTTGGGTGCTTTGTATCAAAACGTTACAGGATCTGTTAAGTCTAAACTGTTCTATAAATTGGATTTTAGTGGAGTATCAAAGAATAAAGCCACTAACTATGGATTAATAACTCAATCAATAGCGTTTGGTCCAAGCTATCAGAACAATCCAAACGGTCAATACGCTAGTGTACAGGACTATAACTACAACTTAAGAAGAAGCATCATACCTCGATACAGCGGATCTTATTCTAGAGGAGCTGCTTATAACGTATACACTACTCAAAGCGCAACTTACGATGGAGATATAAGCTACGGTAACGATCCAATGATCAATTACTATACGAATAAATTGGCTCTATTTACTCAAGTAGAAACTAGCTCGTTCATTCCAGGCGAAATCAATGCTTCTTTGGCATATTTGGTTGACGTGTCTGGAGGATTACACGAATTAAACCAAAACAACAAGAACTGGACCGACATACAAAACATTTTTGTAGCAGGTAACAATTTAACAATTAAGCAATTCGACAACAAAAAATTCGGAAATCAGAAGAGCACAGATGGCGTTAAGACAATATACAACAGCGGGTATTCTTACTCTCCTGAATTGTATTTTGTGTCAGGCGTGGATAATAACTTATACTTCAACTACACCGGTAATGCCTTAGTTTCTAACTTCATTGCATGGAACGCATCTACTACTGATATTCCAACTTCTAATGCTTACATAAGCGGAAGTCCTAATCCGTTCTTCTCGGCTTCTATAACGAATGCAAGTACAAGAACTGGTAACATATATAACATATTTGACGTAGCGAATCCTACGACAGGTTACACAGGATCTCAGAATATGATGTTCCCTAGTTACTCTGCAAACGTAGCCGGACAAAGTAGTTTTGCGACTAATTTCCAATTAAGCTTACAATTCCAAGATCCTCAAACAAAGGGCGGCGCAATAGACAGCGGATCGTTCTTGTATCAAGTATACTTAAACGGAGCTTTATTGCCAGGAAGTACTCAACAGATAATGGACTTTACGTCTAGCTATACTGCTGGTTCTTCTACTTACGCTAATTTAACTTCAAGCGCAGTACTTCCTGGAGGTAGTACAAGTGTGACTTTAGTTACTAGCGTAGGATACATATACGGTCCAATCTCAATATATAACGGAGCTTCTTCTACAACGGTAGGAACCGGAGCGGATTACATAAATTATGGATTCTATTCTTGGGTATCTTCTGGAACTACTTATTACGGATATTTGATAACGAGCGCTACTAGTGTGTATAGCTACTTACCTGTCGCAACAACGGGAGGAGGCGCAGCTATATTGTCCAACATTCATAGTGCAGGTACGATTCCAGCGTCTTCTACTTATGCTAAAACATTTACAGTAAACTATACCACTCCAAGTATATCGTTGACTCCTTCTGATAAAGTGTCTTTCCAACTGATACAAAGAAGCATGTCTACGAATAACTACACAGCCTCTTTGAGTACAGGAGCCTCAAATAGTTCTTTGGGTCTTAACTCTGCCGCGGCCGGTGCAGGTGGATATCCTTACGCTACTTCTAGTTTGGTTGCAGGTAATTTTATCTCAGGAGCTTTCAACAATAACACAGGTTCTATAGTATTGAACTCAAGCTTATCTAACTATCTAGGATATCAATTTGTACCTAATTTCTCGTCTGGATCCATTATCTATTCAAGCAGTTTATACAGTCAATACCAAGACGTTTCTTACGTTTTCCAACCTCAATTTGGAGACAAGATAATCATGAGCGACGGCGTTATTACTCAAAATTTGGACGTAATAGGATATACATTGGATTCCAGCAATAGAGTCAATATCAGCGTATTACCAACGATATACGGCACATGGACAACTAGCCCTAATAAGATATCTCAGTTCCTTTTATTAAGAAGATACAAAGACGAACAGAATATTCAATTAGCATTTATTAAGAAACCAGGTCAAACTTCTTATGGATTCTTGATTCCTCAGAACATAAACCCAACGGTATTGGCGAACATTAATACGATCCAATCTCAGGTTCAGGCTCAGTTATTATCTTCACAAGCAAATACAAGTCAATAAAGATTTATAATTTCACTATATTTATAAAGAGAAAAATACACTAAAAACATGGCATATTTAAGTAACACATCGGTTGTTATAGACGCTATCCTTACCAAAAAGGGTAGAGAGTTATTAGCAAGAAACGACGGTTCGTTCCAAATCACTCAGTTTTCGTTATCAGACGATGAGGTAGATTACACATTATATAACCCTAATCACCCTTCAGGGTCTGCGTTCTACGGAGAGGCAATCACAAATATGCCAATTATTCAGGCCTTCCCAGAAGACAATGAGATCATGAAGTACAGATTAGTTACTTTACCTAGAGGTACTTCTCAATTACCAGTTGTTAATATCGGTTACAGTACAATTACCTTACCACAAGGAGGTTCTGTTTCTATCACTCCTCAAACATTGAACTACTTAGGAGCTACTTCTACTTACGAGACTGATGGTTACACATTCACTATCGGAGACATTAGAACTACTAGTACTTTCACTGGAGTTGGTATTAATACGCCTGCTGCAACTGCTGCAAATAGCACTCAAACATTGGGTACTAACGTTAGCTTAACAGTAATTGGAACTACGTTAAACATAACAGCTACAACTGTAAACACATTATTTGGAACAAACACCACGTTATATACTTTATTAACAGTAGTTGGTAGAGACTCAGGTGCAAGAATCACAGTTCCTGTACAAATCAATAAAGTATAATCTTAAAAATTAACCTATGTCATATACACAGTTAGCTTCAACAGATTTCGTAGTCTCATCAGATGCAATTACAGCACCAGCATGGAGCACTAATGCGCCTACTCTTACTGCATTTTATAGCGGATCTCAAGCGGTATCTACTACAATTACTTCTGACGCTTTTTATATTAACGTATATCAAACTGCGTCTTCTTCAACTGGAGCTGCGGTTCAGTTCTCTATAGCATACGGTCACGCTTATGGTTCAGGATCTCAATATTACAATCCATTAGTAGCAGGAGTTTCACCTTCTTACACTACTTATAAGCAATACAAGAATTTAGTTTACGGACCTTTTGTAACGGGATCCCAAGGGTTTAATTTCGGCGGATTGTCAACCAATTCAAGATACATATATGCTATAAACGTAGATAGAAATAGATACAAAGAAAGTCTA